CATAATAAAAAAACCTTAACTATTAATTACAATTCCATCTACGGAGTGCTTTGTTGATATTGCTATCAGGGTCTCTTGCAGTTTTTGCACTTGTCAGTTTAGACTTCATGCCCCTCATACGGCGGCAAAATGACTTACGACGCTCTGCCCTTTTACCTGATGGATTTTTCTCAGTAACTGCAGTTTGTAACTTTGAACCTGGATTTTCTCTACGATATGCTTTTACTGCAGCAGGACTTAATCCATCAGTCTTATCTTGCCTGTTTACCTTTTGCCAATCTTCACTCATAGGTTTTACATAATTTTTATTTGGACCAGACTTTGCAAAACTACCTCCTTGAGGTCCAACTGCTTGAATTAGAGGAGCGCCGGGTTGAATTTCTGAGACATAGTGGTTAACTAATCTACAATCAGGATAGACTTTCTGTAGTTCAGCAGTCAGTTCAGATCTAGAAGGCATCTTAGTCTGAGGGAAAAACATCTTAACCCCATAATACTTTCCTCTCCAAGAAAGAGTAATTGCAATCACATTTCCAGTTTGTGCTTGAAGCCTAGATGCCTCATCAATTTGAGATTTAAAACCTTTAATTGGTTCTGGTTTAATCAGATCTACAACTTCTGCAAATGTATTCCCATCAGCATCTTCAATGGTAACATCTTCTGCTTTTACACATCTATTATATTTTTTTCCAAATAATGTCTGTGTTCCTTTCTTTTTATATCCAGGCCAACATTTCATTTCTTCAAATGATGATTGTTCTTCCATTTCACCACTATCAATATAATCTGCGGCAGTATCAATATAATCTGCTGCTTTGGTTATTTTTGATTGAACCCATGCTTCAAGATCTCCTTCACCCATTTCAACTTTTGAACGAAGTCTTTTTACCGCATCTTCAATGGTCTTCAACTCAGATCTAGCCATTGAATATTCTTCATCCTTTACGGAAACCTTATCCCACACTTTACCACCATAGGTACATTCTGATCTAGTTTCCCTCTTTTTGCACATTGGGCAATATCTTTCTTCTTCGTGCATATGGGTCTCCTCCGTTTTAGTTCCCCAGTTTGCAGCACCAACTTTACGACACTTCACTAATGCTCCTGAAGCATAAGCACTAGGCCAAACCGAGTATCTTGACTTTACCTTATGATAGCAAGCATCCTTTTTACCACTACCCTTACCTGGTTTATCTTTGACTTCTTGTAGGTCCATTTCTTCAGTTCTTACGTTGGTTGGTTTTGCTCCACCAGTCTTTTCTGGTTGATTTGGATCTAATCTATTTTTTCTTTTTCTTGCGGATTCTTCCTCATCCTTAGAGAGTGCTCTTTTCATCTTAGAACTTCCACATTTTGGTGTAGAAGTTTGTCCTGGTTGCCGAGCACATGGTTTTCCCGCCCATTTTCCACCAAGTTGAACCCACCCCTTCTTTCCATCAGAGGACTTAGATTTATTAAACCAGTCGCGGAGACCTTCATCTCCGGATTTAGTTTCTTCTTTTACATCTTTAAACTTTTTATGATGCTTTTTAGCATCTGCTTCCATCTTCTTCAAGCGAGTATAATAGTCTGGGATTTCATCAAGATGCTGAAGAGCAATATCTCTTGCTAAATCATGATCCTTAGTGTGTTCATGTTCAATTGGTTCTCCCATATCAAGTTGCTTTTGTATGAAAGAAACATCAAGACGATGCTTCCTTGCAATTTGTTCAATTGTTTTGTGGGACTTAAGTTTGGGCATCACTCAACTGGTTTTGATTTAGTTTCTTCACCTTTTGCTCTTTTGGATCTACCTGCACAGTGTGCTTTTTGTGAAAATCCTTTTGGATTGGAGCAATCAATACTCTTTTTATATTTATTGCTCCAGTCTTCTTGAAACTGTTTAAACGTTTTCATTTTCAGATTGTTGTTTTAAAAATTTTGCTAGATCTGCAGTAGAACCAACGAACAGTGCATTATTAACTGTTGTTGGTCCTTTCGGTTTATCTTCCTCCACATCCTTTAAAATTTTGTGAACGAGTAAGATTTTATCTGCTATTTCGCCAGCATTCTTCATTAACTGTCCAGCAACCTCATATGCCCTAGGCATATCACTTTCTTGTGCAAGTTCAAGAATTCCGTTTAGTGCTTCCTGACTTTTTTCCATCAAAGAATATAAGTTACCTCTAGCATACTCATAATCTTTTTCAATATCACTTTTCTTATCTTTTGCATTATCTTCATCTAAAGACTCTTGTTTTTTTGCAAGAGTCTTTAGGTCTTTATCTATAGTATCAAGTTCTGTTGAAATAGATTCACTGGAAACATTGAACACTTCATTTAACTTTTCAAATTTTTTACTCATAAGTTTTAACTAAAGGAAATACCAAATCCAAAATCATCTCCAAATTCAATTAAATCGTTATCCGCATCAGTAATAAGTTTTACTTCTGTTCCAGAAACGTGAATTGAAATTGGAGTTCCATAAGACCCTCTTTCTACAGTTAGAATGTTTCCAGACTTTTTAGTAACCTGTAAGGTCTCAGCATCAATTGTAATGTAACTATTTAATGTTATTGATGAAGCATCTGAAACTGTAACTGTACCGCCGTCCAATTCAAGATCTTCTGAAATTGTTGTAACTGTATTATCAGTATAACTCTTCGATGCAATTGGTTCAGCACTATAAGTAAGATCTCTTGTTGTAGATCTGGTATCCCCAGATGTAAATCCAAGAGAAACCTTTTTGATGATATCGTCCGAAGCAGAAGAAATAGGTCCAAACAGGTAATTCTTTGCAGTAAACCTGAGCGTATAGATTAAAGCTCTTCTATTAGTAAAGTCACCTTCATAATCATCAGACATTGAAATACTATTCAAAGTCACTGGAACATCTCTCTTTTCACCAATTAAGTTCAGTAGATTAATACTTATGGTATATGATGGTCCAAAATAAGGCAATATTTGCTCTACAATCTGCAACATATCATCATCCAATTTAGTCATTATACTTAATTCAAAATCCATATTATAAGGAACCGGCATATATGCCTTCCTGATATCTGTTTTGTCTGATGTAGTTGGACTTAAAAATGTTTGAGTTGAGGTAACCTTTCTACCTGGATCATAACTTAATCCTACCAGTTCAAAAGACATTCTTGGTAGAGTAATTTGAACTGGTTTGTTTAAATTTGGTTGCTGTTCGACACGAGCAAGAAACTTTTGAGTTGGACCGTATGCTATAGGAACCTTAATTAGAGATATTACTTCCCCACTATCCTTCTTATGTTTTACTGTTATACCATTAAAAAGAGTTCCAAAACCAATAATAGTTTTTCTCAGGATCTCGTGATAAAAATAGTCAAACATAGTTCTAGTTGATACATAGTACTATTTAACTATTTAATAATTTAGGGAATTCCAAATGGGTTTTCTTCACTAAAATCTAAAATAGCATCTGCTTCTATTTCAATCTGTCTGTTATCAGCAAAACGATCTTGAGTATCTCCACCAGAGTATGCATCATCAAGATTACCTTTTGGACCTAAGTTATCGGTATATGCTTTTCTTATCGAATATTGTGCAGATGATGTTTGTCCAATTAAAGTTTCTCCTGGACTGAATATACCACTGATATTCGATACCTCTAATACCTTAGTGATAGCATTCCAACTCTTAACTCTCGCCGTTGAACTGCTTGCACTTCCTACTACTATCTCATTGTATACATAAGTACCAAATCCAACATAGATACTCGGTGCTCCAATTGTAATAGTTGGTGTGACAGTGTATCCAACACCAGAATTTGTAATTCTGATTTGAGTTACTTGTCCGGAATCATTGATGATTGCAGTTGCCGCTGCAGATACTGTAGAAATACCAACGAAAGATACTGATGGTGCAATTACATATCCACTTCCACCGTCAGTAACTGTAATAATACCAACTATACCATCTCCAATAGATGTTATTCCAGTAGCGCCTGAACCTCCACCACCAGTGAAAGAAATTTTTGGAGCAACTGTATATCCTGCACCGGGATTTATAAGTTCAACTCCCTGAACCCTAAGTCTAGTATCATCAGGTTCGCAGATATCTACAATTCCACCTAACATTGTAGCAATTCCAGTTGCGGTAATGCCTCCAAAAGGAGCAGAAGAGAATGCAACTACCGGTGCTGAAGCGTAGTTATTTCCGCGATTTGTTATAGTTACAGACCTTACTCCACCATTTACAATACCAGTTACTGCTGTTGCAGTGGTTCCAATTCCTACTAGTTGAAGAGTTTGAATAATCGCATCCTGTGCGGTATTATCATCAATTTCATCAACACCAGTATCAATAACTTCATCTTCATATCTAAAGAGTTCACATCTTAGTTCGTAAGTATATAATCCTTGCAGTTGATAGAATGGTTTTTCGTGCTCTACATATTTTATTTCAAATAAACGATCACCTAAAGGAAAATAAATTAAGTCTCCTTCTTTCGGTCTTTTGGATAGTTTTATATTTGATTGGTCTTTAATCAAAGGTTGAATATAATTTTCCCATCTTTCTCTTGAGATGATTATTGTTAAATCATCAAGTTCTTGTATACCAAACTTTGATAATATTGTTCCTTGGCCACCATAACCCTCATAGGTATCTACATATGCTTCTATCGGATAAGCATTGTTGAATTCTGATTCAATAACTTCCTTTATAATTGTCCTCTCGGTAACGTATTGGCGAGGAAGATAATAAACTTCCACACCATACATTCTCAGTTGTTCATTTATTAGATCTTGTATAAGACCTTGTTCTCCTTTAGAACCTTGTAGAAAGAATGGATTAAGCATAATTTACCTTAGCCAATCATATCTAGGGGTGGAAGTTCATAAGTATTAGACATTTTCTCCATCAACATATCAATTTCTCTTTGAGCATCATCAAACATCTGTCTACCATTCAATTCCACACCACCCGGAAGTTTTACTCCAGTAAATTTCATCATATTCTGACCCCATTGCCTCTTAATAAGGGAAGTTAAGTAAGGTTTAATGAATGAGTCATTCCACACCCTAGAGTAATCATTAGGATCAAGTGTTGAATAACAATCAATAACAATATATTGACCAGGAGAAACAGAACCCCAGTCGATGTCCAAGTATAACCTATCCTGTCTCTTATTAAATCTTATTTGTTTTTGCGTATTTAATAAGAAATTTAAATCTTCCAAATATGTCTTTACCATTGCATAACTTAAAAGTTCGGTTGTTCCCCAGTAATAAACATCATTCAGGAATAACTGATACTTCACACTAAACATATTATTTGTAATAGTATTAGCACCATCAAAGGTAAAAATCTTATTGATTCCTATAATATTCGGTGGAACCTGAAGATAATTACTATTTTCAGTGTATGTAAATGTAGTTGCAGTGCCTACAATATTTGTAGTTACTGATGTAGATGCTAGTCCAATATTACTTCTACCTAATCCTGCCCTTCCCCTATCAATATCATCTTGGGTGATTTGATACTTGTAGAATGTAGGATAGACACCATCAAAGTGACGCTCTTGGAAAAACTGAATAGCGTCATCTACCAAATCTTCAATTTGCTCATCGGCAACATTAATTTCCAAAACTGGAGCACCCAGTTTTCTCTTACAATAATCAATTAATTCTTGTCTGGTAGATGGTTGAGCCATTAGAAATTAAGATTCGAAATTGCTTCTTGTTGACTGAGATATAATTTTACGTAACTCTTTGATAAATCTCTAAGAGTTTCAATATCATCTATACTATCTATATCTCTAGCAAGTTTTTCATATTCAAATAGTTTATTCAAACTTTCTAGTTTAACTTTATCAGGATCCATTCACCAAACTCCTTAACATAGTTTTAATTTCATCAATATCACCCTTAAGAGAATTAAGGTCATCTTCAATATTAGTAATTCTTTTAGTCTCTTCCTCCTTAATTCTCTTGGACTCCATATAATTTTGGTATGCGTTCATATCCGTATTTAATATAGCGTTGCTAGATTTATCCCTAAAGAGATTTGAATGTCCTTTAACTTGTACCTTTTCCATAATTAAGCAAGAGCAATAATTCTTAGATCTCTGAGTCTTGGCGGATATGTCTGTGAAGTAGAAGATCCAATCAGTTTAATACTGAAGTACTTGAATGATTCAAGATTATTAATCGTAAACTCATAATCAGTAAAAGCAAGTTCTTCACTCTGGAATCCAAGTTTGGATGTTAACTTGAGTGGAAGATCAGGTCTTCCATTATTATTTGATATATTAAGAGTTCTACCATCACCACTAATGTTACCATTTCCTGGGAATGGATAGTAAATTGGTTTTTCATTAACATCCTTGAGAATAGCAAACATTGCTCTCAGATCACTATAGATGTTCAGGTGAGCAGAAACAATAATCTTAATAGATGTTGCAGGAACTTCTAGTTCAATTGGAGTTGAAGCATACACGAAAGCATTTGGATCAGTTTCTAGTTGAGATACTCTCTCATCACCAACATAATCTGTTATTGGATAATTGACTCTATTTGAAGTTAGAATCATACCAACTCTATCCAAATCAATCACTGGAGACAGGTATTGGTTCGTAGTAGAAAGATTCAAAGTCATCTGTAAGGACTTATTACCCTGCATAATATTGTTCAGGAATGTTCTCTCGTTCACTCTCGAAGCAATGATTCTTGGATTTTCAAAGAAGTTATCCTCATTCAATTTGATTGTTTGAGTTCCCCTATCTAAGAATGACTCTTCAGCACCATCAATACTAGTTCCACTTATTGTTCTCAGTGAAGCAGTAATGGTAGTCTGTGGCGGAGTAAAGGTCTGAACAATTGGTTGTGCAATCTCATATTGAATATTCTGAGTTGCTTCAATGATAGAACCACCCGTAGACTTTGTAGAATTGAGGTAAAGTTTTGGTAGACTTGTTCCAACACTTCTATCAACCCCATTAGAAGAAGTATCAATTTTGATGTAATAAGAATCTAATGTATTTTCCTTTGTATCATTAGTTACATCTTGTAGAGTATGTGTTGTATTAATTCTTCTTAGAGATATTCCACCAAGTTCGTACTTATATACGAACGAATTTGCTGGATGTCTAATCTGGAGAGTTGAATCAACACCTCTAGTAATTCCAGTTAGTGCCCCACCACTAACTCCAGTATATGAAATAATCTCAGAGTTGACTGAAATGTAACCTGGGTTTGTTGAGGAAATACCAACGTTTTCAAAGGTATTGAAATCGGTAGTAAGTCCAGTGATTACAAGATCTCCAGTAAAGTCTCTTTCAGTATCATTAGTTAGTTTAACAGGAGCAATATCAGAAGTAACATTGGAGATACTAACGATATTAGTTAATGCATGTAATGCGTGATTTCTGTGCTTCACATTAACATAAAGTCCATCTCTATCCACATTAATATTATCTGCAAATACAGAACCTCCATTTAAGTCTGTATATCCAATACCTGGAATTGCACTGAAGTATCGGATTGTTTTAGCAACTCCAACTTCAAATTCACCTTGAACATTATCAATCACCAGTTCATTAAATGCTGATAGTTCTTGGACAGAAAGTCTTAGATTTCTACCAATTGAAGTAATACCAATATTTTCAGCAGTTAGTATGTCACCAACCTGATATCCAGTACCACCAGAGGAGATACCAGCAGAACTAATGCTACCATTAGTTACTGTGATAGATGCTGTTGCTCCTCTACCACCTCCAGTAATTGCTGTTAGAGCAACATTAGAATATGTTTGAATACCAGATGATGGAGTATAACCAATACCAGAGTTTGGAATGCTTAAGGAACCCGTAGCAATACCGGAAATAAAAGCAAACTCACCGATCGCATTTGTATCTTGTTGTACTACGAAACTTCCAGCAGTGAGATCTGAAATAGTGGAAGCAGAAAGAGTAGTTCCTAAACCAACTCTTACTCTTCTAGATTCAATATCAAGAGCATTATTACGAAGAATAGCAACCTGATCATTACTTCTGTTTAACTGGGGATTGAAGAAACTTACAGATCCAGTGGGTTCAAAGACCGCTGCATACATATTGAACTTAAGGTCTTCATATTGTGAAGGAGACCAAGTAGAAGCATTCTGCGACTTAAAGAGTGATCCGAGAGTAGGTTGAGTTGAAACCAATCTCTGCTGAGACTCTGGAAGTGCTGCTGTTGTAATATCAACTTCACCCAGTCTCGAAACGAACACACTATAATCATTAGAATCTGATAGAAGAACTAGTGCGTGCTCTTTGTTACCTTCTAGGAACACCGGTGCGTGGAAGGTAACTCTTGTTGCTACAGTTCCAGTTTCAGAAACATTAATGTTCTGTGGGAGTATTTCAACTTTACTAAATGGATAGATTTTTTGAGTTGGTGTTCCAAGTTCAACAGAACGTAATTCGACATAAACTGGAAGTTCTGGTGCTTTTGTGTAGAAGAAGAGATCTACTGATGTAATAAATCTTCCAGTCTGATCTTCATCAGATCCAATCTGGAAGGTTTGAGCTAGAGGGTCAGTTCCAGTATAACCTGATGTACTCCTTGAACTAACAGCTGCCGCTCTGGATGTAGCACCCGAAACTGCACTTGAGGTTTGAGAACCCGATGGAGATGTTGTTACCGATACAGTCTGAGCAGATCGAGATGCTGTAATCGAAGTAACTGGACTGGGTGCTGGAGCAGAGACAGTTACTCTTATTTGTGCTGTAGATGGTGGTATTGCTACGGGTGTTATCGAAGGTACTGGTGCTGAAGGAACTGGAGCGGGTGCCGGACCACTACCATCAATAAGAATAGGTTGAGTGAACGTCGGGGGTACCGCAGCAGGTGGTTGTGATGCCGGTGAACGTCCGGGAAGGCGTTTTTGGTCCACTGTTCCACCAAATTCTGTAGCTATAAATTCGGATCCAAGAGTCCCAGAACCCCGGCCGACAGTGCCTAAGTCAGTGCTCCGAAGAAGTTCTTCGAAACCAACATCCGATTGATATTCCAATATTTCGATACCAGTGTCCCGGGTCTGCCCCACGAAGATACCGCCCCTACCGATCTCAGGGATCCCTGGGACTGCTGTTCCCCGTGGTTGCCCAGGTAATCGAGGGCCACCCGGACCAACACTGACAAACGTATCGATATCTTCTCCAAAATTTTTTATTGTTCTTGGATCAGTCTTTAAAGAATTTATATATTCAGTAACTGATTGCTGCTGGGATTCATTTAAAAGACCAGTAATTGTACCTTGCGGCCTATTATCCGGCCGGATGGCGTTGGTTTTTTCTGATACTGTTTGTATAGTATCATATAATCCATCACCGTCAGTATCAAGATATACCGTCGCAGTTTGGGATCCTGGTAAGTTAAACTTACTAGTTCCTGTAACAAAAGTAAATGGATTTGCCGCAGTAGGTGTCGGAGTTGGTGTCGGACCAGGGCCAGGGGGAATCGGTCCAGGGCCAGGTGGTTGTGGACCAGGATCAGGAGGAATAGGACCAGGACCAGGAGGTTGTCTTGGGAAATCAGGAACGAATACTGGATCACCAAAATTATCAGTGATCGTGGTATTAGTAATTACTCGTGTTTCATTTATAAATGCTGATTGAATATCAACATTACGTAAGGCCAGAATACTTTCCTGTGCTTGAGTAATCAGACCATCAGCAAAGAAGTTAGCATTCGCATAGGTATATAAAGTACCTGCAATTGTACCATTAGTGGGATTATCAGTTAATCTAAAAGTCTTATTTCCAGTTGAGAATCTTGGATTTCCGCTGATATTTGGATTTGGGATAAAGAATGAACCAATAACAGTACCAATATTATCAGTTACGAGTCTTCTTTCGATAACTCTTGCAGTTGCTCCACTCTGATTACCAATCAAAGTCATTCCAATAAAAACATTACCTCCATAAGTTCCAAGAGATAAGTCAGAAAGACTCGTTATATCTACGTTTAATGTTGTAGATGAAGGAGAATATGGTTGAAGTTGATCTGCTATGTTGTAAGGACTTGATGAGAAAGTATCAGTAGGAGCGTTAAAGGGCCCATACTTATGATTATAAGCAGCAAGACGGAACTGAATAGAAGTTTCTGTTGATGTGGAATTAACATTCACATTTTCAGATTCCATCAACATTCCAGAGACTGTTTCTCCAGTAATAAAAGTACCAGAGGTCATTTCAATTTCAAGAATTTTAGGTACTATATAACGATAAACATTTTGCCCATCAAAGAAAGGATAAACAAGAGTATTTGGTTTAAGTTTCTTAGCAATAAATTCAACGTTTCTGGATCTCATGTATGGGAGAACATCCAAACTTACAAGTCTATTTCCAATACTCTTATTGGTGATAGATGTGTTTATTCTTGTAGATAATCCGTTTCTTGTTTGAGTTGTTGAAGTGGTAGTTGTTGTTTGTGTTACTGGGCCGGGAACGAAAGTTCCACCAGGAATCGCAGGAAATCCAGGGTCTGGTGTTGGACTAGGCGTTGGTGGTTGTGGTACCGGAAATGGTGGTACAGGATCAGGTACTGGACCAGGTCCTGGTGGTAATGTTGGTTCTTCTGGAAGTCGTACTTTGAAAACTTTTAGTGGTATTGGCTTAGGACTACCACCAAGATCAACTCCTGCATTAATTGCAGATACTGCTCTATCTGTGATAAATTGAGAAAATTCCCTAGGGGAACCGATAAATCCTAGTTGTGTCGCCGCAACTTCAAAAGGTCCTGGCCCCTTAGCTATAACTGAACCACTTATATAATTATTGCTTATTAAGATTGTTCCTTGGGAGTTAATCGCAGGTATTCTATCTAAAGACATTTTATTATCTCCTTACGCGAAACTACCGGTCCACTGGTCAGACCAAGAACCCCATACAATCGGACTCCATCCTGCCTGCGTGTCTATTTGCTCTTTCGAGAGTTGTAATGTTGTTGCGGTCACTTCTCCAGTAATCCCCTCTATGGTAAGTGGTTGTAATTGAGTTCTATCAACCCAGATGTCTGATGATGGATTTAACTCCATAATTCCTTCATAGATTGTTACAAAATAAGGAGTTACGTTTTCAATTCTCGTAGCATATGGTTGTGTTATTTCAACAACCTGATTATAATTCAATGTAATTACACCTTTTCCTAAACTTTCAGGAATAATTCCACTACGTGTTACTCCAATTCCAACAATATCACTGGAGTTTTTAGCATCATATGATGTAAAAAATGTATCTTCATTATTTAGGAGAGTATTATCACCTAAGAGTAAATCAATTTCAGTTGTATAGTGTGTAGGTCTTAACTCACCTCTCTTAATATCAATACTGTTCTTAACTTCAGTTTGCTTAATTTGGAATGTTGTTGTCTTAAAATTATCTACGAATAAACCACTCTTAAATCTATCAATACCATTTGCGTCTTTGATTGTTAATGTGGATGTATCTTTTTCAAGTAAAGATAAGGTCGTATAGTATTCTAAATTCTTAATTCTGTTTTCAAGTCTTGCAATATCTCTCATCTGATATCTCTTATGGTCAGTGAGAGTTAATGCTACACTTCCAGCATTGCATAAGTAAGGAGGAATAAACGCAGTAGCAACTTCCAGAGCATTTTCGATCGGTTCTGGTGGTACTGGATTTTCCGATGGTTCTCCTTGTCTTACTTGAATGGTATTATCTT